GCAGCAGCAGATTGGTTTAAGAAGGCAGAGCGTTGGTCAGATGCTCGTAATGATGATCCACAAGCAGGAGACTGGATCTATTTTGATTTCCCAGATGACGGTGTAAATCGTATTTCACATGTTGGTTTGTGCATTAAGAACAACGGTGACGGAACTATTCAGGTTATTGAAGGAAACACTTCAGGAACTGCAAAGGGAGATCAGCGCAACGGAGGAATGTGCGTAGAAAAGACTCGTGCATACGTAAAGAACAACAAGAAGAAGTTGGTTAATGCTGTTGTAGGTTGGGGCCGTCCAGTTTATACTGGTGAAGAAAATGCTCCACTACTAAACAAGATAGTAGCATCTGCGACAACAGCGACTCCAGCACCAAAGAAGGCTGCAAAGCCTACTGCAAAGAAGTCATCTGGTGGCGGAGGAAAGGGTCATGTGGCCCTATAATGGAATCAACTAAAAGAACGCTGCTAAAAACCCTAAGTTGGGAAACATTTCATCTTGTTGGTGTTGCTGGAATTATTGCAATAGTTACCTACGGACTAACTGGTGAAGTAGAGTATGAATATGCTACTCTTGGCGCACTTGGCTATATTGCTTGGGAAGCACTAGGATACTTTCTTCATGAAAGAGTATGGGTAAAGTTTGGAAAGAGGATCAAGTAATGCGTATTAAGATTATTAGGTTTGTTGTAAAAGCACTTGGATATGACTGGGGTGGAGATAGCCTTAAAGCCCCTGTCTGGACAGTAAAAGCAAAAAAGAAAAAGTAGCCTATGGCACTGTACGAGTATGATTGCATGCCATGTGCACAAAGATTTACCAAAGAAAGATCTATTCAAGAAAACGATCCTGGATATAAATGTGAAACTTGCAATTCACCTCTAGTTCGTGTATACTCTAATGTAGGAGCAGTATTCAACGGTAGTGGATTTTATTCCACCGACAACAGAAAGCGGTAGTATAATGTTTACAATGATTAAAGATGATGTAAAGCAAGAGTGGCAACTATCTCCAAAGGATCGTTGCGACAGATGCAATGCAGAAGCCTTGGTTAAGGTTACTGGCATTACTGGAGAACTTATGTTCTGTGGCCACCACTATAATAAGATAATGGCTATTCCAGATGGCTATAACAGTATGATGTCCTTTATGATTAGTATCATTGATGAGCGAGAAAAACTAGCGTAGTAATGAAGATTCACTATATGTTGAGAGATCAACATTGCGATGTAGAGCAATTAAAAGATCTTTCTCATATGCTAGAAGACTCTGGATATATTTCAGTATTGCTTACATTTCATTCAGCGCAAGCAGATTATTTTGTAAAGTCTGCTGCTGCTCTTACACCAGGTCACAAATTAAAGTATATGATTGCTTTAAGGCCATACCATGTAAGTGCTCAGTATGCTGCAATGATGACTAGAGCCTATAGTGAAATAGATAAAGATAGACTTGTTTTTAATTGGGTTGCTGGAGATTTTCATCAAAGAGAAGACGAGCCTGATTTAGAGTTCGACATTTTTGGAGAGTCAGAATCAGTAGACAGCATTCAAAAAAGAACCACCTACTTAAGAAATTTTGTAAACATGTACAAGTTGTACTGTCCAACAAAAGTAAGACCACCAATGGTATTTAGTGGTTTTTCTGATTACGCCCTAGAAACTGTTAGAATGTTTAATGGAACATCTTTGTGTATGCTAGACACATACAGAGACAATATGGATAAGTTCGAGGGCATTGAAGGTAGAATGGTTAGTGCTGGCATTACTATCATAGAATCAGAGAAAGATATTGAAGAGTATAAAGCAAAGGTTTCTACCTTTAATCCCAGACATCTAGATTTTTCTATAGTTGGCAACTACCAAGCAGTAAAACAAAAGATAGTTGATCTTAAAAATGAAAAAATAACTGATCTATTGGTATTTACTAATACTAATAATCTAGACGATTCTTGGAATGAGAAGAACGCTAACATGGTCCATAAACTTGTTAAAGAAATAACCAGTGAGGCTGCACAAGATGATAATTAATCAAAAAGAGTATGACTCTGTACTGTTTGTTCATATACCAAAAACCGCAGGATCTTCAATTTCTAAGATATTAGATGAAAATAATTTAGACAACTGGAAGAGAGAATGGCCAAGGCACCACGACCCATACTCATATCTAAAAGAAGCAAACCTAGTGGACGAGAGAGTGTTTTCTTTTGCTGTTGTAAGAAACCCCTACACAAGAACCTACAGTTGCTACAAGCAATACAATAAAACTAATCAAACAGACATATCTTTTGCACAGTACTTAGATAATATTAAACAGGGAAAAATATCTACAGTAAGCCCATTACTTCACATCCCTCAGTCATTTTATATCATGGACCAAGATGATCTGCAGGTAGAAAGACTCTATAAGTTTGAGAACCTAAAAGAACTAGAGGATGAACTCGGCTGGAAACTTGGATTTTACAATGTAGGCAACTATGTGGTAGAATCGTATATACGAGACTATTCAGATGAGGCAATAAAAATGGTTCAGGATTTCTACAGTTCTGACTTCACAAACTTTGGATATTCTAAAGATTTTAATCAGACCTTGGAGACAAAATGAGAAAGACGCTAGAAGACTTTAATTTTAAGCAACACAGTAAGTATGATGTTGAACCCATCAAAAACTATATAGATAGTTTTTCTGACGAGTGGTTTATCAATACATCAAGACAAGACAACTACTATGTTCATAAAGATACTAACTCATACTTTGTCTATACCGCAGACCTTATGTGGAAAGAAGGAGAAAAATTTTCTACTCAAAAAACATCTAATGATACTGGGCTGCTTGAAATTCTTGAGCCAATAATCTCAGACCTTGAAAGAATTCATAATGGTGTTAGAGGTATGGTGCTTTTGATCAAGTTAAAAGCAGGTCAAGATATAGCACATCATCATGACGCAGGAGACTACCTTATGCTTTCAAGAAGGAACCATATCCCAGTAGTCACATCTGATAGTGTATTCTTTGGTGTCGGAGACGATAAGGTCAAGATGGGCACTGGAGAATGTTGGGAAATAAACAACTCAAGAACTCATTATGTAAACAATGGCAGTGAAATAGATAGGGTGCATTTGTTAATTGACATTATGCCAAACACAGAGGTAGGGGAAAAATGATTATTCAGATTATTGGTCTGCCAGGTGCAGGCAAGACAGAGTTGGCCAAGGCACTCAAAGAAAGAATTAACGCCATTCACCTTAATGCAGATGAGGTCCGTGCAACAGTAAACTCAGACTTAGGTTTTAGCCCTGAAGATAGAATCGAGCAGGCAAGACGTATGGGAGACATGGCTAGACTTATTTCTAAGCAGGGAGTTGCTCCAGTGATAGTTGACTTCGTATGCCCAACTGATCTAACCCGTGCAGCCTTTGGCAAGCCAGATATTTTAATTTGGGTAGACAGAATTGAGTCTGGAAGATTTGAAGATACAAACAAGATGTGGGAAGACCCAGAGTCATGCGATGTCAGAATACCTTGTGGGATGACCGTAGAAGAAGAGGCTGACCTTATCATTGCTGCTTGCCAGTTACACGACTGGACAGCCCCTACAACCCTTATGCTGGGCAGATATCAGCCATGGCATGAAGGACACCACGCCCTTTACAAAGAGGCAGGGAAGAGAACAGAGCAAGTTTTGCTAGGAGTTCGTAATACCTACAATACCAGTGAGAAAGATCCTCTTAAGTTTGATCAGGTAAAAGAATATATTGCCAAGGACGACTTTATGGATGGTGCATTAGTATTAAGATTACCTAACATTACCAACATTGTATATGGTCGTGATGTTGGGTATAAGATTGAACAGGTAGATTTGGGGGCAGACATTCATGCTATTTCGGCTACTGAAAAACGCAAGCAGTTGGGTCTTTAATTATTTAGAAGAGTCTGGTCGCTTAATGAACGAAGCAGAAGAGCGAATAATGTTTGGGGACAAAGATGAGCGTAAAGAAAAGTAGATCTCTTGCAAAGTCTTTAACCTGGAGAGTTGTTGCACTAATAACAACATTTGTAACTCTTTATGTTTTAAGCAAAGATATTAATATGGCTACCATTGCTACACTAATAACTAATGGTGTTAACTTTGTTGCATATTATTATCATGAAAGAATTTGGAATTCTGTTAGGTGGGGCAAGGAATGACAGTAACCAAGGCAAGGTCATTTGTTAAGGCATTAAGTTATCGCATATGGGGAACTCTTTCATCTGTTGCCGTTGCCTATGTGATAACAAACAATGCTGCTCTTTCCGTAACGATTGCGTTTTGGGAAACGGTAGTTAAAATATTTATTTACTACGCACATGAGCGTGGATGGAATTATATTCAATGGGGAAGAAAGTAATGGCAAAGAATGTAGTTGTTGTTGGTGGCGGAAGTGCTGGATGGCTTACTGCACTTAAAGCCCAAAGGTCATACCCAGACATAAACATAACTGTTATAGAATCAACAGAAATAGGAATCTTGGGGGCAGGAGAAGGATCTACCCCATACCTTGCAGATTTCTTTGACCATTTAAATATTCCTTTGTCTGACCTAATAAAAAATTGTGATGCAACCATTAAAAATGGAATCAAGTTTACAAATTGGAACAATGATGGAGAGTTTTATTACCATGGTTTTTCAACAACAGACAAGTCTTTAGGCTTTGATGCTGTATACGACAGGTATCTTTCTAATAGCCCTCTTATGGCAGCAAGTATTGCTCTAAACGATAGCGTAAAGAAGATAGACTTCATGGAAAAAATTTCAGAAGCGAATAAAGTCCCCTTTACTTTGGAAGCAAACAAGAGAGATTTCGGATTTGTATCTAAAAAAGATCCTATAGATGATTATAAAAAAATAGGAAATATTTCTATACATTTTAATGCTACCAAACTAGCAAATAGACTAAAAGAAATAGGAAAAGAAAGAGGAATTAAAGTAGTTGATGGCACAATAAAAAATGTCTCACTAGATAAAGATAACTATGTAAATGGTTTGACTTTAGAAAATGATGAAAAGATTGTGTGTGATTTTGTTTTTGATTGTAGCGGATTTCACAGGCTAATCATTGGCAAAGTATATGACGCTAAATGGAAAAGTTATAAAGATTTTCTTCCAGTAGACTCTGCTGTTCCATTTTTTGTTGAGATGACTGATAAAATTCCATCCTACACAGAGGCAATTGCTATGAAATACGGGTGGATGTGGAAGATCCCACTACAGAACAGGTTTGGTTGTGGCTATGTCTACGACTCATCTCTTATTTCTGAAGAAGAAGCAGTGAAAGAGATAGAAGAGTTTTTGGGGTATGAGCCAACATATCCAAGAAAGGACAAGGGTGGTTTTAAATTTAGTGCTGGATGTTACGAAGAGCCATGGATTAATAACTGTGTGGCATTAGGCCTTGCAGCAAACTTTGTTGAGCCACTAGAGGCAACATCAATTTGGGTTAGCATTGTGGGGTTAACACAAATATTCGAAAATCCGCTATGGCTATTTAAAAATTCAAAAGATATAAGACAAGAGTTTAACAAGAACATAGTTAGTATGAACAATAGTATTTCTGAATTTATATATTTTCACTATATGACTTTAAGAAATGATACAGAATTTTGGAACAAATTTTCATATGAAAATGCACCAAAAGATCTGCAAGAAAAAATTAACAAATGGAAGGTCAGACTTCCAAGCAAATCTGACTCTGGAGAACACTGGACATCAAATAGTTGGACCTTTGTAGGGTCTGCACATGACACAATTAATAAAGATGTTGCAAAAGCATATATAGAAAATTCTGCAGACTATAAAAAGGGTGCTGACATGTATGACTATTACAAGAAATATCAAGACTACAAGGTGTCGGAATGTGTAGATCACAGGCAATTTTTGGAGGGATTAAAATGAAATTTAGAACAGAGTGGATTAATGCTCTAAAGACAATGAGACACAAAGAGTATTGGAACAAGCCAAATACTGTTGAGTTCTTTGCTTTTATGACAAAAATATCTATTATATTTCCAGGCTTACTATTCGGTAAGCAATGGTGGTGGCTATACATCTTTGCATTGGTATCAAGCCTTGCATTGATTTGGTCATCGACAGTAAAGACTTTGCCTACAATTATTTGGTTTAATATCCTGTGGACAACTCTTGCTGTAAGTGCTATAATTAAACATTGGGTCTAAGGGGGCTTATTATGTATCAGTATTATGTAAGAAAAGTAGAGGGCGTAGTAGATGGAGACACCATTGACGTTCTAATTGATTTAGGGTTTGACATTTTGTTTTCATCCCGTGTTAGATTAGCGGGTATTGATACCCCTGAGTCTCGTACTAAGGATCTAAAAGAGAAGGCTCTTGGCCTTGAGTCAAAAGAGTACCTAAAGAAGGCTTTAAAGGATGCTAAGTCTGTTGTCATTAAGACTGAAAAGATGGATTCATCTGAAAAGTATGGCCGTATCTTGGGTTGGATATACGTCAATGATGACACAGTGTCTTTAAATGACATGATGATTAATGATGGCTATGCATGGGGATATCTGGGCGACACAAAGGTTAAGGACTTTGATGCACTTGCAAAGGCAAGAAAGAAGTCTGGCAAGTAATGAATCCAAAAGGTCAGGCAATGGTAGAGCATTTAATTATGCAAGGTGCCATAGAGATGGCTGGAATAGATGAAAAGGGCGAAATGCTTTATTCTATAACAGACAAACTTGAGTTGGTCAATCCAGAAATCTATGCAGAACTAACAGAACAATACAAGCATCATATGTTTCAAATGATAAAACAAGGTCCTAAAGCCATGAACTGGAGACTGAGGGTTTAAAGAAAAGTGATACAATCATTATCTGGGGGCATCTATGAATAACTTGTACGGAGCGTTAGCCTTAACTGTTCCTCTATTATTAGTAATAGGATACATAGTGTTCTTTAAAAAGGAAACGGTTTATGAGCCTATGATGACTCAATCTATGATCCATAATCAATACTCCAAGCAGAGAAAATATATTGAAAAGATAAATAGAAAAAGCCAGTCAAAAATTCGTCAAGAAAAAGAAAATGTTAGAGTTATCATTGTTGAAAATGAAGCGTACTGGATTAAAGACAATGGGTTTTACACAGCACCAATGGTAGACAATTTGATCAGCAAAGACTCTGCGATACAAGTTGACACGAGCACCATGGATAAGGTACAATTAGACAAGATGTTATTCATACTGGACAAACTAAGAGAAGGGATAAGCAATGATAGTAGGGGTGCAGGGAACGACTAATTTCAACAACTACAACATTTTTCTTAGAGCAATGGCAGTTGCATTATCTGAATTAGAGGAGAGTGACAAGGAGTTTTTCTTGTACACTGCTGGTCCGTCAAATATTAGTGCAATGGCATCTGAGTTTGTTAACCTTTCTGAAAGAGGAATGAAGTCTAGAGGAAAGTCTATTAAATTATTTAGAGTTACTCCCGAATGGATTGAAGAAAACATGAACAGTTTTAATCATTTTGCTTTTGTTTCTAATCCAAAAGAGCAGACTTCTCGAATAGTAAATTTATCAAGATCAAAAAATATCAATACAAACGTATACAACTTCTAAGGAGCACACATAATGGTATCAATCAGTTCTCTTGAAAAAATGGAAGCAATTGTTTCCAAGAACAGCAACCTTTCCTGGGATGGATGGGATGTTGTAGAGATGACAAGGTCAGATAAGGCCTTTACATCAAAGCAAGGAGCATTAAAAAATAATGCTTGGCACTTAAAAAAGATCTTTGTCGTTTCTAGAACTGGATGGGAAATACCTGACAAGTATGTAAGGTAACATGAATAAGTATGAGTGGAAAGATGATGCTGCATGCCTGGATTATGATACAAACATATTCTTTGACAAGTATGAAGAAGATGAACTGCTAAGGCCTGCTATAGACCTAATGTGTTCAGACTGTCCCGTAAGGAAAGAATGCTTTTCTGTTGGAATTTCTGGTAAAGAGTGGGGTGTATGGGGTGGTGTATACTTAGAAAATGGAGAAATATCAAAAGAATTTTCTAGCCATAAAACAAAAACAGACTGGGGAGTAACATGGCAGTCCCTAACAATGGAGTAATATGTATACAGATCAAATGAGAAGAGCGTTCAGATCCCTTAGATGTCCTGAAGGATTTTCTTTAGAGTTAATAGATAATGATACATTCATAACCGTCAAAGCAAAAGAAAAAGTTTTCATGTCTCTTGAAACAGTTGAAAAGAAAAAGCAGGCAATAGAGTATATGATTCGTGTTAAAAAAGCACTAGAAGATAATGGAGCGATTGTTCTATTAGTAAGAGAAGGTGGTAAAGAATTATGATTGAGTTGATTTTTATATGCATCCTGTCTTCTTTAACCTTGCTTTTCTTGTCTTTGTACGCTATACAAAAAAGGGCCAACAAGGTTCTTATCTCAAAGACTTTGGAGGCTTTGCTGCTACAGCAATTGACCAGGGAAGCAGGCAAGACAGATAAAGATCAGTCTAATGAGGATTTTTTGAAATTTGTTTCAGATTCTCGTGATTGGGCATACCAATACATAGAAGAGGTACAGGCTGGCCTAAGTTCTTTTATTAATGAGGTTGGCCCACAGATTGACTACTATAATGAGTATGGGTCATCAGTTGAGGGCATGCTTGCCCCTCATGATTTTGCTTTAAAAAAAATATCTTCAGAATTTGAAAAGTTAAAGAAACTACTCCCAGAAGACTATGATAGAATAATGTAATGATACAACTAAAAAGCACAAAGAATGTTAATCTATTTATATGTGAGGAAGAGTTTTGCGAAGAAGAAAGCACTCGTATCTGGGCAAATTCTCAAACAAGAATAGTTGATTTGTGCGATTATCACTACATTAAGGCAACAGAATGAAATTTTATTATTTTGGTGGAGTAATGGGAAACCCTGAAGATCCAAAAGATCCCTCAAACTTAAACAAGCATAACTTTTCTGGAGTAATGTTTACACATGATATCCCAGAAGGAGACATGTTTGTAAAGACAGCAAAAGATATAGAAAAAGGCGAAGACATTAAATACTTAGTGGCCATTCGTCCATACACAATATCTCCTCAATATCTTTCTATGATAAATAGATCTATGGACAGGATAGACAAAGGCAGACTTCAAATTAATTTAATTTCTGGATATATAAAAGACCATGAAGACGGAGTTGGTGGTGTTGTTGGAGATATCAATGACAATGCCAGTGCTCTTGACAGATCAAACTATATGATAGAGTTTCTTAGAGTATTAAATGAAATGGATCAAGACAAAGAGTCTCCAGGATATTGGCGTGATCCAAACCATAGAAACAAGTTAGACATATATGTATCAACAACGAATAGTTACGTCTTTGAAGCAGCAAAAAAATATGGTCACAAGATTATTTTGCCTTATCATATTTATGCTCGTAGGGGCTGGTCCGATTTTCTAAAGCATCGTTCTGCATCAGTACCACTTGAATTAGACGGGATGGAAGTGATGATTGCAATTACTCCCGTTATTAGAAAAACAGAAGAAGAACTTGACTTGCTAACAAACCATGTAGTTAGACCAGTGTGGAGAAAAGGAGAGGTTCCACAGCCCGTTCTTGATACTGCCTACCTTACATATGATCAGTTTGACGATCTTGTAAAGACTCTTGAAAGTAGAGGTATAAACCATATGCTTATTAATGCGGTACCGTCAGAAGAAGTAAACGTAATAGTTCCATTTATTAAACGATATGTAGAGGAAAATAAAAAATGAAAGATGTGATACTATCAGTATTAACAGGTTTTGGATGTGGTGTAGTATTTGCTGCATTCAAATTGCCAGTCCCAGCACCACCAGTTTTTGCGGGAGTCGCAGGAATTATTGGTCTATGGATTGGTTTTACAGTACTAACAAAAATAATATCCTAGGAGGAAAATTATGAATCAACAAATCAAAAACGCACTGGCGTCATACGGAAGATCAGTACTTGGAGCAGCAACAGCAATGTATGCTTCTGGAGTTACAGATCCCCAGACACTAGCATACTCACTACTTGGAGCACTTGTGCCCGTTGTATTGAGAGCAGCCAACCCTAACGATCCTGCATTCGGCAAGATGCCATCTGTAGATGAGGTAGATGCAGCAGTTAAGTCTGCAAAGGTTGTTAAGAAGACCGCAAAGAAGGCTCCTGCAAAGAAGTCATCTGGCGGAGGAAAGACAACCCATCAAGTAAAGTAATTTTACTATAGAATGGCAGGCTTGTTATTTGACAGGCCTGCTTTTCTATGTTATAATATTGTTACCTGCCCATATGGGGGGAATTAACTTATTCGCTTGAAAGGGGAATAATATGGTAAAAACAGCACTGGATCTTTTTAATGATCCATTTTTTAATACCTTCTCAAACCTACAGAAGGTAACAACAACAACAAACTATCCACCTTACAATCAAATCAAACTAAATGATAAAGAGTATATTCTTTCATTTGCTTTGGCTGGGTTCTCTAAGGATGATGTCTCAGTATCGCTAGACAATCGCAAACTTACAATCAAGGGCGAGAAGCAGGATACTGAGTTACCAGAGGGTGCTGAGTATTTGCACAAGGGAATTGCTGCTCGCAAGTTCACTGATATCTTCACTCTTCCTGAGTTTGTAGAAGTTGTCGGGGCCGAATTCAAAGATGGTATCTTAGATATCAGACTTGAAAAGCAAATCCCAGAAGATAAACTACCAAAAACTATTGAAATTCAATAGTATAATAGATACTATTCCGTCATGATACATGCAGTTGCTTATAGCAACCTTATTGCTGAGTACGGATAAGCCAGGGTCGCACCCTGGGAGACCTGAGCAAGTCCATAAACTGCTCCATTATTCATCTAAAGTTCTTTGTTTGTTTGCCATTTATAACAAAACTTTATAGTCTTGTCGTATATACTATAAGTATGAAATTTAAATTCATTGCTTTACCAGTAGCATTAGCCATATTTGCTAATGCTTTTTTTATTACCCCTTCACATGCCGATAACCTTCAGGGTGCTGGATCCACATTTGCTGCTAACTTTATAGACAGATGCAGGGTCGAATTTATGAAATCAACAGGAGATTCTGTTGTGTACGGAGCATCTGGGTCAGGTGCTGGAAAGAATATGTTTTCAAATGGAGTAACAGACTTTGCTATGTCAGATGTTCCTTACTCTGGGACAGAAGTAAAGCCATCAAAAGAGTTTGTATATGTTCCATTAGTCGCAGGGCCAATCGGAGTAATCTATAAACTTGATGGATACAAGGTTACTATTAAGATGAGTAGGGATACACTTGCTAAAGTTTTTGCGGGACAAATAACAATGTGGAATGATCCACAAATACTAAAAGAAAATCTAATAGGAACAAGACTACCAAAGATACCAGCAACAAAGATTAGAGTTGTATACCGTATTGATGGCTCTGGAACTTCAGAGGTTTTTACTTCATACCTTAATGCAGTTGCTCCATCAATCTGGACAAAGCCAGGAAATAAAAACTTTGTAACTGCATTCCCTGGAGATATATCTAAGCAGTACATGAACAGTGCTTCTGGATCTCATGGTGTTGCAATGGTTCAGGGAACTACAAATGGATCTATTGGATACAATGAGATATCATATGCAAGAGGACTAAAGACAGTATCTGTTGAGAATGAGGTTGGAAGGTTTATCCAACCAACAGTAAGTGCAGCGTCAGTATTCCTTGGAGACTTTGTTTCAGATAAGAGTGGTGTGGTTAAGATTAACTATAAAAACCCTAACAAACTATCCTACAACATATCTACATTTACCTACGGTGTAGCATACAAAGAAAAGAACTCAAAGAATGGTTCAGTTAAAAAGTTCTTCAACTTTATGCTTGATACTTGTGGAAAAAAGGCTGAAGATCTTGGCTACTCCCCAATAAGAGGTGCCATGCTAAAGTTCTCAAAAGCAAGAGCAGCAGAAATAAGTTCAAAGTAGGAGTATAATAGAAGTGTCCCACACAGGACCTTAGTGATGGAGTAGTTACCCATTGGATAGAGACCGTGGCGCAAGTCAGGTGAATTGCCTGTGTGGGGCCTCAATATTGCACGGTATAATAGAAACAATGACTGACAAAGAGTTAGACCATTATAATAAGCAGCAGTATAAAAAGATGCTTGCTAAGATAAAAGAGGATTCTGGCTGCGTGGACTGTGGTGTTAGTAACCACATAATCTTAGACTTTGACCACATAAAAGACAAGAAATATAATGTATCAAGGATGATTCATGATGGTTTTTCATGGAAGGCTATCAAGAAAGAGATTGAAAAGTGTGAGGTGGTTTGTGCTAACTGCCACAGGATCAGGACCCACAACAGGCTAAACGGCATGCTATAATAGTTATATGATCAATGAAGGCGATTTTGTTATGGGTTCAACATCCGAAGGAACAGTCCACGGAGTCGTAGAACACATCATGACAGAAGGTGGAGTATACGGAGTTCCTGGAACAGAGTATGCAATTCAATCAATGCCACCAGACAATCCAGCAATGGCTGTTAGAATTTACGAACAAGAAGATGGTAAGTGGGAGCCAACTGCATACAGTATTGGTATGATGTATCAGGACGCCACTAAGATAGATATGGAGACTCATTCAATGGATTCAGAAGTTGCTATGGCAATGTATGACTCATCAATAGGTAAAGCGTATGATGGATGCGGTTGCCCAATGTGTAAAGAATTAGATGTAACATGTGAAGAATGCCCACAGTGTCAGTCTGGTGACTCTAAGTCAAGTTGTTGTGGCAATGTAGTAAAGCAAGCACCTTGCTGGGATGGATATGTTCAAAGAGGAATGAAGCCAGGAGAAAATAGCAAGCCAGTTCCTAATTGTGTTCCTGCAGCAAAAGCAGATGATCTATTTGAAGACGATGACACAGTTGAATATGAAACAGATTCAGTTGCTAAGGCAGATGGATATTCTCCACCAGCAGGAGCAAGATCTGCTGCTCGTAGAGCAATTAAGTTTAAAGAAGATGGTAAGGCTAACGGTGCAGGAACATCTGTAGGCTGGACTCGTGCAGGGCAGTTAGCAAGAGGAGAATCACTATCTCTTAGTACTGTTAAGAGAATGTATTCATACTTCTCACGTCATGAGGTAGACAAGAAGGGTAAGGACTGGGGCAACTCAGCAAACCCATCTAATGGATACATCATGTGGTTAGCATGGGGTGGAGATGCAGGATTCTCTTGGTCAAGAGGAATTGTTAATCGTGAAAAAGATAAGGCTTTGTTTGCTGATTTTGGCAAGGATTACACAAAGGTACAAACAGAAAGACACTCACTATAATGCCAAAGAAAAAAGCAACAGCGTTTAATCCTATTCAGATTAAAGATGGATGGATTGTTAGATTATATAAAGATGGTCGAGTTAAGTCTAAGATCGCACCATATGAACCAAAGCACAAGGCAAAGTAAATGAAATACAACAAGGTTTATTTTTTACATATACCAAAGACTGGTGGTAGATTCTTAACAAAGTATATTCTCAGACCTATGGAAGATACTCTTGCTAAACACGGTATTGAGTATCTTAGAATGCCAGAAGACATGAGACAGCACGGTGGATGGCCATTCTTTATAGATGATGAAACATATGTTATCTCACTTTTTAGAGAGCCTTCTGAGTTTTTTGTTAGCACTGTCTGTCATGCTGCTGCAGGTAGAGCAGACTTAATAGACAAAGAAAACTGGCATGTTATAAGAGGAGAAAACCTCAATGTTGAAAAAGAAGAATTGTTTAATAAGTTATCTTACTGGCACTATATGAAAGATTTTCAAGCGCACAATTTTGCTTTAAGTCCAGACCCAGCAGCAATGTCTGTTATTAAGGAAGCACAATTTTTCCATGATGAGCAAAAAGAGTATGATGAAGAGTTAATATACAATAGAATTAATAGAACGAACTTGTTTATTAGAACTGATGAATTAAAAAATATGGATTACACATTGCTGGTTAAAAAAATATCAGAAGACTTAGGCGTAGAACTAGATGTTGATTTATCACAAATTGACAAAACATATTTCAAGAATGATGCTTCAAAAAGACTATTTGACTCTTTAACTCAAAGCGAAAAAGATCTAATCCTTGAAAATTTTACACTAGATAAAAAAATATACGAAAACGATTCTTTATTCTGGAATCCCAAAACTATCCTCTGATGGATAATTAATCTGTTCTTTTACTTTATTTAAAGAATCATTGTCTGTTGTTCCCCAGTATCCAAAATATTTTCCAGATATTATTTGATTAAAATTTATTTTTGAATTAGTTATTTTTGTATCTAAATAGTTTGATCCAACCTGATTTGGTTCGTATATTCTCCAGTCATGGCTTTGTTTTAAAGGTTTATTTATAAATTCTTTACTTACAAAACCTTTATTTAAAGTAGCAATAGTTGGATATTTAGGACTAAAAATTCTATACCCCCTACTTAAAAGTCTAATAGAATAGTTAGTTTGATCTCCATGAAAATGATCTTCTGGATCATGCATAACCTCTCTAGTTAGTTTTGCTTTAGAAAACATAAAAGTTGCATGGACACATCCTGACTCTTTGTATTCTTCTTCTTCTAAATAGTGATCTCCGTAAACTATTGGAAACCCTAAAGTGTCTTTGTTAAAATTTTGATTTTGTTTTCCATCATAGACAAACTTAAGATTTGTCATTCCTATGCCTACCAAATCTTTGGCATTTTTTTCTAAGTTCAATGGATCTATTTCAAATATTTTTTTCTCATGATCTACAACAGCATAAACTTTTTCAGGATCCTCATCATAATAGGTCCACATAAACCCACTGGATGCAGAAAGAATTAGTTTATTTTCATCAATATTCTCCTGGTCTTTAATTTTATTAAAAACATTTATTAACTGAGTATCCCAGTTTTTACTAAAGAATGTATGAGCATCTATCTGAAACATATAATCAAAATTTTTAAACTGTAACAAAGAGGCGTTCATTCTGCCAAACCCTGTACCCATAGGTGCTGGAGTTATTACTTCAACATAAAAAATTCTATGATCAGTAAGTAAAAATTCATTGTTTAATAAAGAATGGTCTTTGTTAAGGATATTATTAAATATTCCAAAATAGATATTGTCTGGGTTTTCAGCATTTAACAAAGCACTTTTTACAGTTTGCTCTATAAATCTCTCTTCGCAGGCTGCTATTGGTATAAATATTGAATCTTTGATCAAATTAATTAACTCCAAAATTTTAGGAGGGTGTGGTGTTGCAACATAAAATATATATGTTTCCCGACACATACACTTTAACCACACCCTTGCTACTATTATAGCATCCCTGGTAGGATTCGAACCTACGACCTACACCTTAGAAGGGTGTCACTCTTCCACTGAGTTACAGAGATATGGTACACCAGGTAGGACTTGAACCTACGAATAGCCGAATTATGAGTTCGGTGCCTTAACCAACTTGGCTACTGGTGCTAGTCCTTATTTAATTAATAAACCAAAGAATGTTCCAAGCAGAAAACATAAAATACCTATAGTGGTATGGTAATATGTTTTCATATGCTGCTTAATAATATAACGCTTTAGTTCTTTTGATATTTTATTTAACTCTTCATGATCTACCATGAACATCTCCAGTTCTAGTTAGGTACTGATGACTTTAGGGCTCCAAGAATGATTGCTTCTCTAATCCTTTTTTGTTTGCGCTCAAACTTTGAAAGATATGGCTTAGCCTGTGTTCTTTTCTTATTCTTAACTGCTCTCTTAATTTTATGTTGAGAGGCTTTATTATTAGACTTTCTCATTTTGCACCCTGATTTTCTGCTACGCTGTCACATGGACAGATAATTGACTCTGGTAGTTCGTGAACCTTAGTTACAATAGTAATCATAGTCTCACACTCAACGCACTTATAAATTTTCTTAACTCGTTTGCTCATGATCTAATCATATCATATTGAGATGTCTGTGTCAAGACTTATCTCCGTCCCATGTACCAATCTTAGTAACAGGAATTCCATATTGTTCCCATAATTTAATCACGTTTGGGTTATCATCTACTGCATGAAAAATATTCCAATGTTTCTTAATCTTAAGTAAGATATCTTTTTTAACTTCGTAGTCTGGTCTGTTATCATCATCACCACGCATGTATAGTGCATGATGTCCAATGTCATTTTTAGCAAGCCAGTGTGAGGTTAAGCCACGCCATTTTTCTTTTCGTGAGGTAACAATAAGAATATGCATTTGATCAAAAAAGGCTTCATTTAGCATTTCTACTACTTCAAAATTTGGCAGGGCATCTATAGAGGCCTCATGAAAAGCCTCATAGTCCCTATTAGAGCCACGAACATAGTGAAGATAAGGATCTACATTAGCAAGAGTTCCGTCTACGTCAAAGATGTATGCAAGAGGTTTCATTGGTGTTCTTTCATGTGTCTAGACATAGATTCATTAGCCATAATTCCCCATCGAAGATCCCATTCTTTTTTACAAATAGAACAAACAAGGATCCTACTCATCTTTATCCCAGTAGGCTTTGCCAAACTCATCATAATCATCCCACCCAGACCCCTCTAAGTCTTTTTTCATTCCCTCTATGTCGAGTTGGTAGTATGTCCCCCACCAACTATACGGTTTGTTAAGAATTACCCACATTCTTGCGTGGTATTTATGACGAAATCCTAGGTCAGCATCTAATTCTTCTTCCAGCATTAAAGCCTTAAATAAATGATTACCAGCAAACCCACCACAGAAGTTTCCTATTACTCTTAATGGCCATACTCTGGTTTTCTCTATCTTTGTTGTTCGTGTCATCTGTTACTCAAAATCTTTTTGGTTTTCAAAAAGTCTGCTCATATAGTTATCTTTACCTCTTGCCACATGTGCAGCAGCAAGACGCATGCCTAATGCATTTGTTACAGATGTCTCAATAGGAAGGGCTTCAATTTCCCTTGCTATTTCTTCTCTTAATGCCATCTCATCTATACTCATCTTTATTCTCCTAGAATTAGTCTTGATCTACTTTATATGTCATTATAAAGTAACACAGTAAATACGCTGCAATAGCAGTTGGTATTAAAAATAAAGCGTTAATCATCATTTGTTATCCTTCCATATCAATTGTGTAAAACTTTTCCAAGACAACTGTTCTTTTTCTAAGTCTTTCCAGTGTCTGTAAGATCTAATATAAACAATAGAGTATGCAATTGCAGCAAAGATAAAGCCATACTGCTTAGTTACTAGGGCATAGTAGATCCACATAGCCTCATTAAATGTAGCCCAGATCCATGCCCAAATTTGTTTTCTTCCAACAAAATAGATTGCTGCAACCCCACTGAGAGCGAGCACCCATGAGGCATAGTCATTAATCCATTGTTCCATATATCAAGTATACCTTAAAGTTAGGGCTTAGTCAACTTGCTTTTGTTTCCACTTGGTTTTTACCCAAGTGCCTATTTTATTAATGTTAACCTTTTCTCTAAGCACTTCTGCAAAGTCTGTGCTTATCTCAGATCCAAGGTACTCTTCCCCTGTTTCTAAATCAATTAATTTCCATTTTCCAGGGGCCTTAGTATGAATAACTAGATCAACTGGCTTATTAAAAGAGTCAACCTCAGATCCATCTTTAAGGATTCTTTTGTCCATTATGAAACATGGCTCACAGACAAATGAGTTAGACAGACATCTGCAACTATGTAGTCAGCGTGATCTACTACAACATCGTAATGAGTTGCATCTTTTTCGCAGAAAAAACACTTAGATTTATTCATATACCGATTATATCATGTTTAAGTTTGTTCATCATCAGTGTTTAT